TTTTATCTTTTTTCTTTTTTCTTTGCACCTATATAATCCCAAGATTAGATATCATTGTCCATTAATTAAACGCTGCTCTTTTATTAAGTTTCTACATAAGCATTCAAAAAATCAATGTATTAACTTAGATAGTTGGATTAAGAAAAGAAATAGATGTTGAAGCAATTTATTATGAAATAAATCATAAAACAATGTTTACTAGCAAGAGTTTAAGTATTATGATCAGATGTGATTCCCCACTAAATATAATCTAAAGTTGCATCTACAGTGTAAGATCTATCTAAAGTAGCTATTAGAATTGTCGTCAAGATGTAAAAGATTCTTAAGAAAAAGACAAAATCTAATGATTTTATTTTTTATAATACAGCAGGATGAGAAATGATTGACCTAAAACAAGTAGTGACTTCATTAAGATGAGGGAAAGTATTTAGAAACATTGTCAATAGCATTAAAAATTTAGTACTAGTCTTATATGGATACCATAATTTCATTAATGTTGTAATTCCAAATAATAAGATTGTATACCAAGCTACATTTCTAGCATGTTTATTAAACTTTAGTTTATTAGTATCAATTTATTAATCAACTGTTAATTTCCAAGATATTGGTATATTTGAAAAATTAGTATTAAGAACTTAAGAGACATCTAATATTTCATTACCAATGTGATAAATAAATTTACTTTCCTTTAAATATTCTTTAACTGTTGGTAAGTTTTATTATGGTAAAATTTAATTTTTTACTTTTAGTGTATAAACCATTTTTCTAACAGCTATTGAAGCTTTTTAAATGTAAATTGCTGTATGTTGATCCAATTTTAATCCATATTATGCTACTATAGTAGAATAAGAAATATTAATTGCTTTATCTTCCAATGCTGAAATAGTAGTAGATGTCATAAGTGAAGTAAATATGGCCTTATATATCAAACAAGCGTTATGAAAATATTTTTAATTTTCAAAATGACGTTATTGATAGTGATCAGTTTTTTCCAACTTAGACAACCATATTCCAGGAACAATTTATAATTGATCAGTTTTATTATATATTATAGGTCCAGATTAATCTTCTTTTATATATTAAGAACCAATCAAAGATGTAGAATGATAACTAAAAGTTTCTTGCATATCTCCAAAATAAATGCTCAATTTTATAATAATTTCTTATTCATGTTCAATAATTACAGAATAATGATTTGAAATTTAATTAGATTCATCAGAGTTTTTAAAATAATAAATATTAGAATCAAAGGACAAACAATACTCATGTTAATCAATGACAATTAAGCCTCCAGTAAATAAAGTATCTTTAAATCTTTTAAAGAAATTATTAATATCAAATTTAAAAGTATGTAAATCTTTATTAATTAATTGTAATAGAGCATCATTAGTTAATTTGTCTTGTTCAATCTTTTCTATAACTTTTTAATTTTATATTTTTGAACTACTATAACTTGGATCATCTAATAAATAATTATTTAATTAGAAACTGGTTACATTGCTCAAATCTAATTCTTCCATAAATTAAACACCTTTTTTCTCCATTAGATCAAAAATATAAGCGTATTTTTAAATAGAATAGAGTTGTTTATCATAAATTCCTAATAAATCAGTAGCTAAATAAAAATGAGCATTACTATAATTAATTTAAAATGGACTAATTTTAAATAGTGTAATAATATGATAATGTTTATTTTTATATCTGACATTCACATCAATACCAGCACTAGCATAATAAATTATCAAAGTTCTTGCTTCTACAAAATCTAACATACTCTTATCTGGCAGACCATCTTATTCAATACCCATACTATTATAAACACTAAGCGAATGCATATAACCATAATTATGTTAAGCATTGTTTTAGAAGGAGATAGATAAGTCACCAATTTTTTATTTTACTAAATCATCCATTAAAGCTTCATAACCACATAATAGTGGTTAATAAATTTTAAAATTTTCAATACGATGATGTTAATATTTGATTAAGAAGATATGATCACCAGCAATTACAAATAAAGTTTTATTTAACATGGCATAATTATATACTTTATTTTTTATAATTTCTTAATTGACTTCATCTAGAGTAATGAAATTTCTATTAGCAGCTTTTAAATAGGCAATGACTAAATCAGCAGGAACTCCTTTTTTTGTATCATATTTAGTAATGATATTTTCACATAATTTTGCTAAAGGTGTATTTTAATGAACTCTTCTGAACCAATCAATTATGTTCTAATCTGAGACTTTGAAATCTGGATGTGTATAAAAAGAATGAGCTATAGCTTAAAAAAAACAGGTATTATCAACTCCATAATTACAAGGATAGATATAAGTTGCATATTTGAAATTAGTAGATACTTTTTTATTTGTTTTAATGT